CTGGATTTTATACCATTTGTGGTGATTGTTCAACCCCCGGATTTATCACAGATACTCGAAAGAATTTCTGTGTTAACATGGATTGGAAACAAGCACAACAACCGTGGTTTGCATATCTTCATACCTCTATGCAGCATCTGATTCCACATGGTGTCCCCATTCATCGAGAATTATTTCAATCCTTTTTCGATGAAATGCGTATGAAAGACATTCCGACAACTCAACATCTTGCCGAAACTGTCCAAGAGTACATTGCAGCCTTTAAAGAAATGGGTTTACCCCAGATCGATCAGGGTTGTAGTGTAGAGATTTCCCCGAGTTATCAACCCCTTGATAAATTCCATGAATCTTTCGCATCTCTTAGTGTTCCATTTACTACATTTACCTCAAGTTCTATTGTGAGGTCTCCATGTTATGGTTTAGATACCCCGACCCGTGTCCCCGCTCGCCTTCGCGACTATGTGGATAAACGAACTGGTACATTGGTGAAGGTTATGGAAAAAGCGCGCGAACCTTATGGTAGTAATCAAGTTATATACAATGAGACTTTATTTAGTTGTATTGTTGATGATGTCGTAGCGCGAATCATGACGGAATCTGAATTGCCTACTTTAACAGAAGTGTTATCGATAGATCAAGTACTTTATGGTGATGTTGCTTATAATCTTGCACCAGTTGACTGGGGAACCTCTGCGGGGGTTATGCTCAGAACTATGTGTAAGTTATTTGGTATTAAAACTAAGGGAAAACGATTTATGGCAGAAAATGGAAAGATCAGACCAGAATATTATCGACTTGTTTCTAGACTTATAGAATTTTCTATCAATAAAATGAAAAAAGGTCAAAGGGTTGGTAATGTTTTCAATGACAATCTCAAAGATGAATTACTTAAATTTGAAAAAGTTCTTGATGGAAAGACACGTCTATTTTGTTCAGGCGATTTTATATTTTTCCTTCTCTGCAAAATGTACTTTGGTGCATTTGTGGGATGGATCTATTGAAACCGTGTACGGAACGGAATTGTCATAGGTGTCAATCCCTATGGACGGGAGTGGGATGCAATTTGGACTAAATTAATTATGTTATCAGTATATATGATCTTTGGAGATTATGGAAAGTTTGATAAAAAGCAACGTGATTTACTCATGATGGCTGCTTTACGACTTTCCCATAAATTCTACAATGATTATGGATCTGAAGCTTATTACATACGTGAGCTCCTTTTTGAGGATATTATTCATAGTATCCACATGTGTGTACATAATTTAGAAACTCTGTTTTATATGTGGGAGCATGGAAATACGAGCGGCAATTTTTTAACAGCCGTTATAAATTCTATTGTAAACATATGTATTGTTCATATCGCTTTTTGTTTAGCAGAAATGTTATTCAGAGGGGTAGATATAAATAAGAGTCTAGATTATAATTTTGAGTTAGTTTCATCCACTTTTACTTGTGTAGTTTTAGGAGATGACATAGTTATATCTGTCAAACCGCGGCCGTGGAATACTTTTTCTGTTCTCAAGAAAATTATTGAAACACAGCTCGGGCTCGAGTTCACCGACGAACTCAAAACGGGTGGTGATATCCCGGATTATCGAAGTATCACCGAAGGAAGTTTTCTTGGACGTAAATTTGTTCAAGGTTATTTCAAGGGTGTCCCAAAGATTTGGAGCCCTTTGCGCCTTTATTCTGTAATAGAGTGCGTACTTTGGATCAAAGGAGTTTTTGATCCCGAAATAGAAGTCTTAAAGTTCGAGGCCCTAAACTTAGAACTAAGCCTGCATGAGAAAGATGTTTTTATGCAGTATGTCCCTCGTTATGCTGCAGAGTGTAACAAAAAATATGGGCGTTATCCTAGATATACTGACTACGACTCCGCTAGGGAAAGAGTTGTTTCTTTAGCCAGTTATATCTACGCTTTCGATCAGTTGTTGATTATGGATAATACTGTCAACGACGATTCTGGGAAGTTTGATCGATTTCTCAGTCTTATGAATCTTATCACGAAGGAACATGAATCTGACCATTCTTTAGTTTGGTCTGGTGTGGAGTTATATACAAAACCCACCCCTCCATCCAGAGAGCTTCTGGACTTATCTGCTGTCTCAAACGAGGAGATAGCGATTCGTAGCATACTCGATTATGGTCAATCCGACTCTGCAGAAGGCGCCGCTGGTGGCGGCACAGACTTCGACAGTGGAACGACCGTGAATGTTAATGCAACTACGCAGTTTATTGAGGCTGCACCAATTGTTATGGGTGCGACTTCGCAACCTACTACAAAGGTCTCAACTTATACTACGGATTTGACTAGCATCCAAGATTTTCTCACTAAGCCACAATTGATCGGTAACGGACAATGGACTACTTCGAATACACAGAATCAAAATCTGTTTTCTCAGTCTGTTGCTGCATTACTGTCTTCTGTGACGGTGTGGGCGAATAAGATCCAAGGTTTTAATCTCATCAGAGGTGACTTAATCGTCACAATTGAGATGAATGCCTCCCCCTTTCAGCAAGGAAAATTGTTGTTGCATTATTTACCGTGTGTGGTTAACTTTACTAATGTTAACCCACTATATCTATCGCTTCACAATACAGTTCTGATGCAGAAAGTACAGCATCCTCATATTGAAATTGAATGCCGTAAAACGAGTTCTAAATTTAGAATTCCATATGTTGCTCCAACACATTTTTACGACATAAAACAAGGTATGTACGATTGGGGAACCTTTTATCTGGACGTTTTTTCCGTCCTGCAAACAGGTGCTGCTGCTCCGTCCGGACAAAATTATGTTGATTATCTCGTCTATGCAAATTGGGAAAACATTGAGTTGTGTGCTCCAATGATTGCTCAGTCTAGTAGTAGAGAGACGAAATCTAAAAAACGTGCCGGAGCGGTTGAAGAAACTGCGGAAAACGCTGGACCTATATCCAGTGGGTTACGAAAAGTCGGGACGGTTGCCAACTCCATAGCTACTGTTTTCACTGAAGTGCCTGTAATAGGCAATTTTGTGGGAGCACTTGGATGGGCGGCTAATATCGCGGCAGGTGTAGCTTCAATCTTTGGTTGGTCAAAGCCACGAGAGTTAACAGGGGTTAACGTAGTGACTAATCAACCGCAGCGTTATGCTGGAACATGTGATGGTCCAGATTTAGCGCTTCCTGGTGGAATTTCTTGTCTCACTAGGATCGAAACGATCGACTACGGTAGTTATACTGACGAAGATGAAATGACGTTAGCGTATCTTTATAAGATACCTAATTACATGGAGACTGTCAGCTGGGCTGCTGGAGCTGGTCAGGGGGCGTCTCTATATTCATTTGAGGTGTCTCCAGCCACATTGTATCAGTCAGCTACGAGTGCAACGATTGGTGGACATGCTAGTACGTATAATTACACAGCACCCATTGGTTATCTTGCTCAGTTTCATGCAGTGTGGAGAGGTTCACTTATTTTAACTTTGAAATTCGTCAAAACCCAGATGCATTCAGGTAGACTACAACTTACTTGGACTCCTTCTTCTACAGTCGATGAAACACCGACAGTATCCACTAGTACATTGTCGCTGAGAGCGATTATTGATGTACGTGTAGAGGATGAAGTATCCTTTGAGTTGCCCTATTTGATATGGTCTGATTTCCTTTCTCTTGAGAGTGGTTATCCTACTACATCTGGACAGGTCGATATTCTTGTTTTGAATGATCTCCGCGCACCTGAGAGTTGCGCACAGCAAATCGATATGCAAATCTTTTATCGAGCTGGAGATGATTTTGAGATGGGTGTTCCAAAGTCGTATACCACTGGTTGTGTCCCGTGTTTTGCTCAGTCCGGTTCTGTTGAAATGAGTTTACATGGTGAAGGAACTGGTGTTTCTATGGGTCAATATACTATTGGTGATCTCGGTTCCAAACGAGATCCTTTGATGCACGTTAGCCG